AGGGGAGGATTTGGAAGTTCTCCAGCGTGCGGCAGGCGCTGCGGTATTTCTCCAAGCTCGTCCGGGCGTCGATGAAGGGGGAGACTTCACCGGCGTTGAACGAGGGATAGAAATCGAACTTCGGCATGCTACTTTTTGAGGTCGCGGAGGATTTTGACGAGGGTGACGAGGCCAACGGCGAACCCGACCGTTACGGAGGCGAAACGCATCCACGCTTCCAGATGCGGAAGCATGGAGTAAATCGCCGCGCCGATGGAGGTGGCGCTGCCGACGAGGCCGGTGGCTGCGGATTTGAGTTGGTCGCTATTCATTAGGAGTTCGCTTGAGCAAGAAGATTTCCGAGGATTTCCGTGGTCGTGACTTGGCCGAGCCGAGTCGTGTTGAGGGCTGAGACTTTGGCGAGTTCGCTCGATAGCTCGGTTCTCACCTGTGAGGCGATCTGGCTTGTCGTCGGAACCGTTGGCGCATTGGTCAATGTTGTTGCGGTATCGACAAGCCCGCCGGTGATGGTGCGGCTTGCCGCGCTCCAGACGAAGGAGGCGACGGTTGCGCCATCGAGCGTGGCGGTGCCTTTAGTCTGTAGGACGGCTCCCGCGCCGGTCGATGCTGGAAGGGTGTCAGGCACACTGAAGGTGATCGAGGTGCCGGAAACGACCGAGGCCACCGTGTAGTCGCCATTCCATTCGGAGTAAAATGCTCCTGTGACTGTGAAGGTGTCGCCGACTTGGTAGGGGTAGCTGTAGGCCAGCGTAGCCGTGGCGGTCGTGCCGCTGCGGGTAGCCGTGAATGGCATGGCGGGGCCGTAGGTGACGCCGTATCCGATTGTGCCACGCACGGGGACGGCGAGCGTTCCGGTGAGGCTGCCACTGGCATAGCTCACGCCGCTGCGGACATCGCTCGGGTTGGCTTGGCCGAGCGAGTTGTCTGCGGTGAACATATTCACATAGGTGCCGATGCCGTTGAGTGCGTAGCGGGTCATCGAGTTTGACGGCGTGCTCCAGAGCAGGATGCGGTTGCTGTTGACTGGCACTTGGCCATTAACGGCGTGGATGAATGAGCCACTGACGCGAACGACGGAGCTCGCATTTGTGGAAGAAATCGCAGGTAAATTTGTGGATGCGGTGATGGCCCCAACGATTTGGACTATGCCAGTGGAGTTGTTGGAAATTCCATGACCGAATCCGGAACTGCCTGTCCCGGCTTCCACATTGCCTGTGACGATGATTGTTCCCGAGGAGTTGTTCCTAACAGCGTTCGAGCTTGCTCCAATCACATTGCCGGTTACATTTACTATTCCTCCGCCGCTATTATTTATAGCGGCGGAGTTTGCGCCGGATGATCCTGTCGCAGAGCCCGTGACATTAACGGTTCCACTGGATAAGTTGTTTATTCCGTAAATTAATGAATTTGTTGTTGATGCAGTTACATTTCCAACGATATAGCAAATGGCAGGAGAAGCAGAATTAAATTCTAAAAGTGAAGCAGTTGCGCTTTTTATTGAGATGGTTGCGGATAGAGTCACTCCACCATTGATGACGAATTTGCCTGTCCCCGCATTCGAGATTTCGTCGCAGGTCGCATTGGAGGTGATGGTGACGGTGTGACCCGTTGAGGCGCGGGCTTCGTCACCAACTCCGGGGATGACGCCTCCGGTCCATGTGGAAGTCGCGTTAAAATTGCCGCTGGCGGCAGAGGTGATGAGTGCCATGGCTTAGAGTCCTTTCTCGGAAATGTAGGTTTGGAGGGCGTTTTGGATCGCGGCGATAGCTTGCTGGGTAGCGGCATCGGAGCCTGCGAGCGTGCCGAGCGAGATGCCTTTAGCCTCGGCGTCAGCGGTCTCCACGACGCCATCCTCGATGCGAGTCGGGACGAGGCGCATGGCGACATTGGCGTCACTCGATCCGTTACCGTTGTATTTACCGGTGATGGCGAGGTTGAGTGAGTAGCGGTCGTAGGTTTTGCCGTCGATGTTGGATGGTGCGGATGCGATCATGGTGGTGGGTTTTTTGAGGTTTTAGCTGTAGGAAAGTGAGGTTCTGGAAGACCACGCGCCGACTGCGGATTGGGTGGCTGTGACCGACCCATCGGCATCGGTGGTGACGCGGGTGATCGTCCAGCCGGTGGAGGATTCGGCGGTGCCGGATGGAGCGGATCCGTAGTAGTGGTAGGGGGAGGCCCAGGCGGCGCGGGCGATGGTGGATCCGCCCTCGGTGAGGGGGACGGGTGACCAACCTTCGCCGTCGAAGACGAGGATGTCGCCCATCTCCGCCCCCTCGCCAGAGAGGCGAGAGGCCGGGATGGTGACGGGCATGACCTGCCAACGCGCTCCCGTCCACTTCCACTTCCGGGTGCCGGAAGTGAAGGTGTCGTTGACTGACGGGGTGGATGGAAACGCGAGGGCGGACATGGTTTTTTACTGCTTGTCGATTTCGACCCACGCTCCGTTGTAGGAGAGGTATTCGGTCATGTCGGTGGGGTCGATCCAGCGGAGGCCAGCGGTGTGGCTGGGGGCCGTGGTGCTGACGACATCTTTGATTTGCTTGCCGCTTTCGAGCGAGGAGATGTTCGATTGCGCGGTGGAGAGTCCGCCTTCCAAGGAGGAGGCGCGGCCTTCCAGCGAATCAATGTCCCCTTCGGCGCTGGTAACCCGACCGGCCAAAGTGCTGGCGGCGGATTCGGCGGCGTCGAGGTCGCTCTGGAGCGTGTTGATTTCGCTCTCGGCGGTGTCGAGGCGGGTGTCGAGACCGGAGATGTCCGAGGCCAAATCGGCATCGGCGGCTTCCAGCGAGGAGACGGCATTGGCGAGGTTCGTGGAGGCGGCTCCGGCGAGGCTGGAGATGGCTCCGTTGAGGTTGGAATCCGCAGCTTCAAAAGCTGTTACGATTTCCGATAGCGAATCGAGGGCGGTGCCATCCACATTGGAAAGGACATCGTCCACGCGAACTCCGAGGGCGGTGATGTTGCTTTGGGCGGTGGAGAGGCCGGATTGGAGGGAATCAATTTCTCCCTCGGCGGTGCCGACCCGCGTGGTCAAGCTGGTCGCTGCCGACTCGATGGCGGTGATGTCGCTCTCAATCGCGCTGGCGCGGGATTCGAGGGCGGACACGGCTGGGGCCGAGGCCACGCGAGCGTTGGTGAAGTAGAGGTTATTGGAACCTTCGACAACCGCATCGGTTGTGCGAGGGACGAGTTTCCAAGCGGTGCCGTTGTATTTCCACGAACGGGAACCGACGGTGTGGATGTCATTCAGCGCGGGGCTGGATGGGAAGGAGATAGCTGCCATGGTGGTAGTGTTTTCTAGTTGTTGGTTGGTTTTTCGACCCACGCGCCTGCGAACCATTCGTAGGTCGTGAGATCAAAAGGAGTGGTCCAACGCTGCCCGGTGTAGGGGTGTGCGGGCGGCGTTTCGGAAAAAGTCGCGGGGAGATCGGCGGCTTGCTGGTAAGTGCTGCCATTCCAAAGCCAGAGTGTGCCGCTATCCTGCGCGAGGTAGATGCGGGCCTCTTTGCCGGTTTCTGGAAAATCGGCCCGGGAGGGATAAATGACGAGTTGCTTGATGCTGTCATCGGGCAGGACAATCGTGAACTGGGAGAGGTCCAGTTGCTGGGTGATGTTGGTCTCGGTGATCGTCGTCATGCGTAAAAGGCATTCTCCCGGTTAGTCCACGCGACATTGGTCGCCTTGGCGGTGGCAGTGACGGTTCCGTTGGCAGAGAGCGCGGAGCGGGTGATGGTCCATTTAGCCACGGCGGCAGGGGAGCCGGTGGCGGGGATGTCGGAATTGAGGAGCAGGCCGTAGTAGGAAAAGGTGCCTGCGGTGTTGAGGGCGAAGGAGTGGATGAAGTTGTCCGGGTCGCGCTGGGTGGTGGGGGAGTAGAGGCCGAGGGCGACGACAACGATTTTCGCATTGTTCGGGATCGCGGTGGTGAAAGTGATCGAGCCTGCGCCTTGATTGACGAGGTAGTCGGTGGTGGGTTCCTGCACGACACCGTTGATCGAGACGATGACATGGTTCGGGTCGCTCGATTTGAGGCCGGAAACCGAGAAAGTGCGGAGAACCCCGTTGCCGGTCAGCGTGGTTTTCGCCGAGGAGAGGAGCGCGGACTGCTGGAGGGTGAGGTTGAGGGTCTGGTTCGGAGCGGTGCCGGTGATCGAGGCCGCAGCGGTGGGGCCAGCGGTGACCGTGCCGATTGCGAGAGTGTTCGCGGGTCCAACGGCTCCGGTGTTTCCCGTCAACCCTTGAATGCCTTGGATGCCTTGGTCTCCGCGAGGGATGGTGAAATTGAGAACGCGGTTCTCTGGAGTTCCGGTGGCGGCAACGCTGGCGTTTGTGCCTGCGGTCCCGGTGGTCGTCGTGCCGACTTGAACCGTTCCGGCTGGCCCTTGCGGGAGGCCGAAGTTCAGAACGGCGGTGTCATTGACTCCGGTGTTGGTGACCGTTGGGGTGGAGCCGGTGGGGAGGTTGGTAACCGATCCCACGGTGACGAGGAGCGAGGGATAGCTGACGCCGCCACCCGATCCGCTTGCCTTGGCCTGCGCCTCGATGCCATCGCCGCCGTTGCGGGAGGAGACGAGTTTCGAGGACATCCACGCT